ATAAGTGGGGAGAGCGGAAGGGGCGGCGGGAAGTCGTTGAAGATATCATTGAAAGCACTCTGATATCCTTAGAAGATGGTGACTACATTCGTTGTAAGGTTGATGATAACGGTGAAAAAGAATTAATCAAAATTTCTGAAATAAAGTCTTGACAGAGGATTGATTATAGTATAGTATGTGAAAGGTGATGTGATGATTTATGAAACCCTAGAAGAGGCAGTCAATGCCGCAAAAGAATTCAGTGAGGCACTTGAAACGGTGGTGAAGATTACCAAGTGTGAAGGTGGATATGAATTCTTTGGTATGGGTGAAGTTGTCCAAATAGTTGAATGAAAGGTAAGGACATGAAAAAGGTAATGGTTGCAACAGNNGTTGCATTGNTGGTGTCAACTCCGGCACTCGCAGAGAAACAAGTAGTTACANATGTGCAAGATATCTANAAGACTGTAACTCGTAATATCCCACAGACAGAACAAGTNTGTAACTTGGTAGANGTTCCCATNTATGGTGAGAAGAAGTTNGACCAAGGTGGTGCAATTGTCGGTGGTTTGATTGGTGGTATTCTTGGAAACCAAATCGGTAAAGGTGGCGGTAAGGAAGCTGCAACTGGTGTAGGTGCGATGGCAGGCGCTATCATTGGTGGTAAGAACGGTGAACAACAAATCATCGGTTATCGTCAAGAAACTCGTTGTCAGAATAAGACTACATATACCACAGAAACAAAAGAGGTTTACTCGCACAGTGTTGTTACGTTCTATCACGAAGGACGTATGTATCGTGTGAAGTTTAATAAGTAAACCGTTGAGTTAATCTCTCCCTAGCTCAACAGGATAGAGCAACGGCCTTCTAAGCCGTAGGTTACAGGTTCGAATCCTGTGGGGGAGGCCAATTATAGGAAGATAATGAAACCTAATAAATATAATAAAGAAAGACAAAAGGATGGAATGACTGTCGAAGTTCGCAATGGTAATGTGGACAAGGCAATCAGAATTTTAAAGAAGAAACTCATTGCAGATGGTTTCTTCCAAGAGATGCGTGAAAGAACCTTTTACGAAAGTAAAGGAACCAAACGCAGAAAAGCAAAGGCATCTGCAACTCGTAGATACAAACGAAAGATGCAGAAACGTAAAGAAGAACTTGGTTATTAAATAGGATGGTATTATCATGGCAAGAGTTAAACGTGAGAATGATGCAACTCTCCCTAAACAACGTAAACGTAGGAAACCTATGTCGCCTGAACAGAAGGCAGCAGCGGCAGAACGATTGCGTCTTGCTCGTGAGAAACGTCTAAAAGAAAACCCCCCAGAATACAAGTCTGTTCACCCAGATGTATTGAAACATTCAGAGGATCATCCATGGCATCACCTCAAAGTGAAACAATGGATTAAGACTCAGAAAGATTTGTTAAGTGCAGAGAAACGTAATGCTCGGGCAAACGTCAAGGGTGCAATTGCAAAGGTAGCAAACATCGAAGGTTATATTCGTAATCTTGAAAACTACTTGAAAAGCGGAACTTACCTAGATTTATTTTGGGGTGAGTATCAACAAAACAAATGTAAACAAGTCTGTTTAGTAATGGCATACTATCCAGACGGAACTCCTAAACGTTCAGTTGGTGTTTGGTATCCAGACATTCAATGTGAGTGGACAACGGAGATGGAAGAAAGTTAATGCCGGTGTGGCTCAACGGTAGAGCAACTGATTTGTAATCAGTAGGTTGGAGGTTCGATTCCTTTCACCGGCACCAAAATTTGCGGGCATCGTATAATGGTAATACCTCAGATTTCCAATCTGATGCTAGGAGTTCGATTCTCCTTGCCCGCTCCAAATATTGCCTGATAGCTCAGTTGGTAGAGCAGAAGACTGTTAATCTTTTGGTCGCAGGTTCGAGTCCTGCTCGGGCAGCCAATTTCGGAGTATAGGTCAGTCTGGTAGACCGCTACGTTTGGGACGTAGATGTCGGTGGTTCGAATCCATCTACTCCGACCAATAATCTATTGACAACTAGTAATATATGGGGTAATATATATTATTGGAAAATATAGGATGATTATAAGATGATATTAGTTGACATGAACCAAGTCACCATCAGTAATCTGATGATGCAAATTGGTTCTCGTAGACAGAATGATGTAGATGAAAATCTAGTTCGTCATATGGTTCTGAACTCGCTTCGTGCTTATCGAAGTAAGTTCAGTGAAGAATATGGTGAACTAGTTCTATGTTATGATAGCAAAAAATATTGGAGAAGAGAATACTTCCCCAATTACAAATCCAATCGTAAGAAGGACAGGGAAAAGTCTGGACTAGATTGGCCTTTAATCTTTGATACACTGAATAACATTCGTGACGAAATCAAAGAGACATTCCCCTACAAGGTAGTTGAAGTAGAAGGTGCAGAGGCAGATGATTGCATTGCATCTATTGTGCAACACATTGCAGAGACTCCAAATGAGTTTGAATCTGTTCTTATATTGTCAGGCGACAAGGACTTCATCCAACTTCAGAAACACAGTTTTGTAAAACAATACAGTCCAGTGTTGAAGAAGTTTGTGAACGGCCAAGACCCGACACTATATATTAAGGAACATGTATTGAAGGGCGATAGAAGTGACGGTATTCCTAACTTCTTGTCACCAGACAATACATTCGCAGATGATTTGCGACAGAAACCACTGGCCAAGAAGAAACTGGAAACATGGATTACTCTTGAACCAGAAGATTTTTGCACAGAGGAGATGTTAAGAAATTATCAGCGAAACAAAACATTGATTGATTTGGATTATATTCCAAGTGACTTGAAGGTGGCGATTCTGGAAGAATACAGAAAACCCCCAAAAGGTGACAGAAACAAACTACTAAATTATTTCATACAGAAGAGATTGAAAAATCTCATGAATGATATCGGAGACTTTTAAAATGGTAAAAGACACATACACACCTCTATTGAGTGAGGTTTTAAAAAAGGTTCACAATGCAAAGACTAAGGCAAAGAAGGTAGAACTTCTACGTCAATATGATAGTGAACCACTACGAATGATTCTTAAATCATCATTCGACCCCAACATTGAATGGTTGCTCCCAGAAGGGGACGTTCCATACAAGGCAAACGAATCAGTTGAAGGAACAGAACATACAGTCCTACGCCGTGAGTCTAGGAAACTGTATCGTTTTGTCAAAGGTGGCGATGACAGACTCCCTCAGGCAAAACGTGAAAACATGTTCATCCAGATGTTGGAAGGTTTGCACAAGTCAGAGGCAGACTTAATTGTTGCTGCCAAAGACAAGAAACTGCATCAAGTATACAAAGGATTGTCTGCGGCAGTTGTGAAAGAAGCGTTCGGTTGGAACGATAACTATACTAGGAGTTAAATTATGAAAGAGGGCGTGATCGTCCCCAGTGTGACATTTAAATATCGTGTTCGCACAGACGGTGAAGAAATTTGCCATGTAGACAAGACAAACGGTGGACTGAATCCTTTTGATTGGAAAGATGTAACCACACAAGATATTTTCGGAGGCAAACGTGTGGTGGTGTTCTCACTGCCGGGCGCCTTCACCCCAACCTGTTCAACCATGCAAGTGCCTGGATTTGAAGAACGGTATTGGGAAATTCGTAAAGACTATGGTATTGATGAAATCTATGTTATCTCAGTGAATGATACGTTCACTATGCGTAAATGGATGATCGATCAAGGTGTCAAGAATATTAAGTTTATACCAGACGGTAACGGCGAGTTTACAAGACAAATGGGTATGCTTGTCGATAAGAGCAATCTTGGGTTTGGTATGCGCTCTTGGCGTTATGCTATGGTTGTGAACGATGGCAAGATTGAAGAGTTTTGGGAAGAACCTGGCCGAACAGATAACGCTCAAGACGATCCATATGTAACCACTGACCCAGATACCATTATCACATGGTTGGGTTCAACTTTTAATAGAGGATAAACAATGAGTTTCGAATTTGATTTCACTAAGGAACATCTACAGGAAATCATTTCTGCTGATGCAGATGATTGGTATGATGCACTATGCGAACTACTACCAAAATATGGTATCACAACAGAACGTAGAGTTGCACACTTTCTAAGTCAGTGCGCTCATGAGTCTGGTGGTTTCAAACGACTAGAAGAAAACCTAAACTATTCTGCAAAGGCACTACGTTCAGTCTTTGGACGTTACTTTGGCGAACCCCCAAAGGCAGATGCAGATGAGTATGCCCGTAATCCAGAGATGATTGCCAATCGTGTATACAACGATGAGTATCGTAAGTATAAGATGGGCAACACTGAAGAGGGTGACGGTTGGCGTTTTCGTGGCCGTGGCCTGAAACAGTTGACAGGGCGTGACAACTACACTCGTTTCGGTAAGTCAGTTGATATGACTGCCGAAGAAGCGGCAGAGTATGTTGCAACTCCGGCGGGTGCGATTGAGTCTGCATGTTGGTTTTGGGGTGCAAACAATCTAAACGATATTGCAGACACAGACAACGTTGTGAAGATGACTAAGAAGATTAACGGTGGCAACATCGGACTAGAAGATCGTCAGAAACGCTACACTCATGCAATGGAAGTCCTAGGCATGAGTGTCGAAGACTTGGGTGCAGACGATGGTGACATTGAAGATATTCTAGATGATATCGGCGTTCTACGCAAAGGGTGTAAAGGTGAAGGCGTCAAACTGATGCAAGAAGCATTGGGTATTGGTGCAGACGGTGACTTTGGCCCAGGCACAGAACGTGCATTGAAAGAGTGGCAAGATGCAAACGGTTTGGTTGCAGATGGTATTGCAGGCCCTGCCACACTTGCTGAACTTTTTGAAGATTAATTTTGAAAAGTT